TCCCATGTCCTCTTTAACTTTGTCGAGGTTGGTGATGAAGTCAGTTATGGAAAGACCCATCGAAACATTTAATGATCCGATAGTTTTTGCCATCATCGACTCCTAGGTTTTCTTAGTGCCCATCGCTTGCGCCCAAGCTTTCAACCCTGCGAAGTTGTCGGCTTTCTTGTTTTCCCCGTACCAGTCCGGGATGAAGTCTTTCACCTCGAGCACCTTCGACTCGCTGCCTCGCCACACATTCGCTGTTGTGCTGCACACTTGCGCTGCATGAATGTCGGCACGGTCTGCGTCAAGTGGCTCGATCGTGGAGAAAGCCATCCACTCGGTCAACTCCTGGGCATCCATGCCATCGAGGAGCTCCGAGACGGTTTTCTTTAAGTGCCCAGCGAGACGGAATAGAAACCGCCTCCCCGGACGCTCGATTAGTTTTTTCTTGCTTCCTCGACTGCACCGCCACTCATGCCGTTATGACGGGCGCACGCATCGAAGAGAATACCCACAAGAGGCGCAGGCATCTCGCCCACAGCTTCGACCTCGGCATCGGTGAAGATTCGCTTGCCCGCTTCATCGGCGATCGACCGCACCACGAGCTTGGCTCGGATGTTGGACAAGTTGCCCGACTTTGAGCCCGCTGAGATTTCACTTTCAAGTTGATCACGCTCACGGGAGCTGATCACTCGCAAGAAGACTTTGCCGCCGAGCTCGGGGATCTCGATCTCCCCGAGCTTATATGCGCTGCCTGCACTTAATAACTTTTGCTTGTCTAAAATAACTAGAACTCCTTAATCAAAAGTCGAAGGTAATTTTGCCTACTGGTTTAACGCCCACGGTAGCTTTCACCGTGTTATCGCCCGTTGCGATGCCATCGACTTGACATTTGGTCACGATACCTTGGAAGGTCACGGTGCCGCCTATGCCTGCATCTCCGAGGGAGATAGAGCAAGCTTGCTCTGCGGATGCGCTAGCGAGGTCAAGCATCGCAGCGACTGCACCAATGCCAGCGCCAACACCCACGATTACCGTGGCACTCATTTCGCCACCATCGACCATGCCCGCTGCGTACTCTTTCGCATTGTCCTCACTGCCAAGGTTGGTGATATCAACTGTTCCACGGGTTGCGCTCGGTGGTGTGATGTCGGTCAATCCGCCGAGCGTAGTGCCACCGATAGTGATGGACGACCCTTGTGTTGTGACTGCTGCCATAATTAAGACTCCCTATAGATGATGGAAAAATCCAAAGACGAATGATAAAACACGGTGTCCGAGCCCTCGAAGAACTCGGGTTGGTCTTGCTCATCACTCACGCTAACGCCGAGAACGACCACCCCGGAAGAGGTGCCGCGAAAGTTGTCCATCACGATTCGCATTTGATTCATGATGGTTTCGACTTCCGATTGTGTTGTTGCAATAACATCGCACTGCATTCGCACTTCAGGCACTTTCGTATTGCCTGCGTCGAGCGTTGCCGACCTTATGGTGCTGATGCGGTGGTAAACGATGTACGGAAGCGTGGGCTTTTGTGGCGCACGACCGGGATAAATGCGGGTGCCCACATAACCAGACATAGTAGCATCGTCGATTAGTCGGGCTCGAAGGGCTTTGCTAGCACTCATGCCGCCCCCCTGTCTACCGCTTCGCCTAGTATCGCTGCGATTATGTTAAGTGCCTGGTCTTTGGTTTCGTCCCACGCTGGTCGAAGGTATGGCTTGGGTCTACCACCGGGATGCAATTTGCCATCGGCTTTATAGTCTTTGTCTTTGCGTGTCAGAAGCATTTCATTGGTCACATCGCCTGCACCCGTTGGATGCGCTGCGGTGCCGTACTCGACAAAGTGAGCGTACTTAGTCGGGATGTGTTCGAGCTTTCCGATCTTTACCCCTGCCCGTCTTCGTGGCCCGATAACAGCGTAGGCGTATTGCTCTGATTTTTTGAGCACTACCTTTTCCCTGATGTCTAGGGCGTTTTGTAACACCCGATGTTTTATTGAGACTTTTCGGATTGCTGCTGCAACCACAAGTTTGCCCGCTGCTTGCAATGCGTTTTTCAATCCTTCTCGCTTTACCTTGGTATCGATATGCTCCATCAAGGTGAGCAAACCTTTTAGCGATGAGGAGTCGATTCTGATTTCTGCTCTAGGCATTAGTTCCCCCTTTCAATCGCATCGATCTCGAGTTCCCATGAGCCCTCATCAATGTTTCTGATGCTCACGATCTCAAGTGTGCGACTTCCCATTGAGATGCGATCGCCGTGAAGGATGTCTGCCTTGAATCGAATGCGCACACGGTGCGAGATGGAAGCCTGCCTCGCCATGCCTTGCTCTTGCTCCCTGCCTGAGAGCGGGCGAACACTCGCCCAGGTCGTGTAGTAGGTTGCCCAAGAACGGGTCACCTGACCGTAATCGTCCACGGTGGTTGATTCATCACGCTGAAAGCTTATTCTCTGGGTTAATTCGCCAGCTTTTAGCATTAGTTGACAATGCCTCGACTAAACATTTTAACGATGTTATCGACCGCGTAGGGCACTTCGTAGCCCTGCGCTTCTCCTACTGTCTCGCGCTGGTTGTACCAGTGGCCGACGAGCATCTTGATCGCTTGTTTTAAAATCGCTGGCACCGCTGCTGCGTTGCCGCAACCTGCGACATAAGTCACCACGATGGAGTTGTAATCGTCGAGGTAGTCAGGCCAAGTCTCATCGTAAGCGGGCATGACACGACCCGGGTTCGAGGTTATGTCAACCTGATAAAGTTCGTTGTTCCATGTCTGAAGGTTGCCATCGAGGTCGTAATATTGGATTGAGCTCACCGACTGAACTGGGCCTTCGAGGTAGAGGATGCCGCTGTCGGGGAAGTCATCGATCGAAAGCGCAAGAGTCTGCGTCACCATTTTGTGACTGGCCATCTGCTCGAGCTGCTGTCGCGCTGCGGTGATGAGCGTATTAATTAGAGCGTCATCGTCGTTGCCATCGATACGGCTGTGCAGTTTCATTTCTGCGAGGGTGATCGGTTCGGTCGCTGGAGGAGTGACGACGGTCAACATTAGCGTTTCTCTTTTTGTTTTTTCGAGGTTGCCTTCTCAGCCTTGATTTGTCGGGTTTCCGAGACCGGAGGAACGAGCGCTTCTTCAGCGCTCGCCCATCCGAGTCGGATGCAATTAGCCGCTTCATCGAGCGGGAGGTCGTACACCAGATTTGCATCATAGGTGAACGACAGGCCCGCCACGGAAGTATGAAATTTAATTTTCATTAGCTAGCTGCCATTACCATATGCTTGATTGGATCAGTGCCAGCGTCGAGGATTCTTCCGTCGTGACGGGAGAAACCAACAAAGCCAACTTGGTGGTAATCAGCGTATCGTTCTTCAAGGCGCAAGAGTGTGAAGTCCTGAACATCTCGAATGATATACTTGGAAAAATCACCGAAGAAGATGGCCTTCGCAGATGCTGCGAGGGTTGCACAATCTTGATTGATCACAATCGGGGAACCGAGCAAAGTACCAGGGGATGCGGCACTAATATCGGGCTGGAAGATCGGGCGATTCTGATCATCGACCAATTTTCGCACCGCTTTAAAAGTGGTGTCGTGCATCATGAACTTAGCATTGCCACGGTAGGAAGGGTCAACCGAGTGCTGAAGATCCAAGAGCTCGGAGTAGGTGATAGCTGCAACAGCGGCAGCGGTAACACCAGCACCCGAAGCGGTGATGCCTTGTGGCTTAGAGGAGTTGTCACCCGTCGTGAAATGGGTGTTAAGGATTCTTGCGATCCTCTCGCCCAAAGCGCCACCGATGAAACTTTCTAGATCGATCGCAGAGTCTTGCAAGAGTTCAGCAGAAACTCGGATGAGCTTCGATGAATACTTATAAGCTGCCAAAGTGATCTGGCCGAAAGTGATATCTTGCTCAGCAACTTGAGTGTTTTCAGCAAGGATTGCGCCAACATTACTGTGATCGCTCACGGTAGGTATTGGCAACGAATTACCTTCGGCTGTTCGCAAGATGGTTGCGACTTCTCGCATCCCGCCGAACGACAGCAAAGAGGCTTCAAGCTGATTTAGGAAACCTTGGGGAACGGTATAACCACCAGCGGCAGCGGTCAAGGATTGCGCACGGGCTTCGGCTTGTGACTTAGGAGCTTTAGCGTTGAGCTTGAAGCTCAAGCGATTGTTGCCAAGTTCAAGGCCAGAGCGCTGTGCAGCGTTTCTTTGTTCATTGGAGGCACCGTTTACGCTATGAAATCCGAGCCATCCTCGTAAGGCCAATGCTCTATCTGAAGTGCTTTGACGATCGCCAAAATCGCGCACAAACGCAGGCGCTTCGATCGGTGAAGAGCGACGCACTGCGGGTCTTTTAGAGGAAGCTTCCAAGCTTGCAAGCTTTTCGCTGCGAGCGGAAGCGGCTTCTTCGGGTGCGGCTTCTGTTGGGGCTGCGCCTTCGAGTTCGCTGATGCGGGCTTCGTGTTCGTCAACCTGAGAAACCAAAGCCTCAAAAGCGGTAGCTTCTTCGGGGGTCAGTTCTCGCTTTTCGGTGGTGCCGTTAGCGTGGATCGCACGGGCTTCGGCAAGTTTTGCGGTGCGCTGGTTGCGCAGGGTTTCGATTTCGGTCATGGTGTGGATTCCTAATATTTTTGCTATTAGGGCAGTGCATCAGTCTCGGTGAGAGACATAAAAAAACGCACAGGCCCCTAGTTCGGGAAACTGTGCGTAAAGACTGCACTGATTTCGATAGACCGATTAAACCACGGATCTGCGATCCGTCAACAATCGTGCCAAAAAAAAAGGCCCGCCGGTGAAGGCGAGCCTAGGGAGAGCGGGGGCGCAAAGAATTAAGCTTCGTGTTAAGCCCTTAGATAAAAACCTACTTCCTTCAATTTTATCTTAATAGCTTTCACAGCAGCAGACCCAATGCGGGGGAGCATTGTTAGCTCCTCTTCTGAAAATTTTAAAAGGTTTGAAATGGTTGCGGGTGGTGCGCAGTGTGTATCAAGTGTGTATGTTGTACCAGCGGGCAAACCTAAAGAAGAAATAGGTAGACCTAGGAAATCCGACCCTGCTTCTTCTACAACCTCATCGCTCTGCTTTTTCGCAAGATCCGGCTCAAGCAACTCGTAAATTAATTCTGTTGTTTCGGACACTTCAAAGTTCTGCCCTTGCTTGGTAAACACCTTGGAGACGGTCAGGTGAACATCAGACCCGCCTACTTGGAGCACGGTCAATATTTCTTTCTTCTTGATTATTACGGGGTTGCCACTAATGGCATCTGTCAATTGCACGAAATGTCTCATCTCGCATATCCTTTTAAAAGGTTTTAAACTTTCTTGGGTCGTCCGGGTGGACGGCGCTCCAAGGTCGGGAGGTCTGCTGGATCGATCAGATAGTCACGCCCGATGCGCTGGGCCCGGAGCTTCCCCGAGGCGATCAACGCCTGCACCCGCCTCGGAGTGACCCCGAGGAAGGCAGCGGCTTTGGATACGGTGATAAGGTTAGTCATTAGGCATCATGATTTCGATTTTACTTAGGATCGACTTCTTCGACGCTTTTTCCGCTTTAGTCTTGCCACGCAAGCCACTAGCGATTTTTTTCATAATTAAATCCTTTACCTTTGCTGGCGCGGTCTTCTTTGGCATTTCAAAAAGTTCTTTCCAGATTCTGCCATCAAAAGACATAAATCCGATAATTTCTTTGCCGTCGTAAACCTTGGCTTCGCCCCAGTTGCCAGCACTATAACCGCAACTTTTCTGTAGCTTGCTAACTTTTGCTCTTAGTTCTTCGATAGTCTTTTCGTAAAGATTCCATGTCATTCCGCCGGTGCTTGCTGATTCTCCTTTGTTTACATCTCCGTGGATGCTGACTTCTAAGCCAAATCTGTTTTCTACTTTTTTGATTACTTTGTTCTTAGTCATTTCTATCTCCTTTTTAGCCCACCCGACTGATCACTTGTCAGTCGTTATGTGGTTAGTATATAGTATTGTTCGCTGTGACGAACTATTTATTATAGATAATTAGAAAGTATTTTTACGAATTTTCTAAAAGCTCTATTTTTATAGGCTTTGGTAGGGTGGAGGAATTCCCCCACCCTAGTCCACGGAAAGGCGTTTGCGTGAACTAAGGCGGTTGCTTAGTCCAAGTTGCTGAACTACCGATCACCCCGGAGGCGAAGCTCCCGCAGGCGTTGCGCTGACCTGATGGCGTCCTGGGTGTAGATCGAAAGCGACCTCACAGCCACCGAGGTGTCCGGGTAAGCGGGATAAGTCACCACACTCACATCGTGGAGCTCCACGGCGAGAAGACTGCGCACCCGTTTACCGTCCACCAGATCCCAAGCGTCTTCACTGGTGGTGAAAGCAAAGCTCATCTGCGAGACATCGCCTCTGGCCATGACTGCCATTAAATCAGCAGCATATTGGGTATCGGGCGGGTCGATGGTAACCTTGAGCCCTGTCGCATCGCTCTCGAGTCTTAGCGTGCCCGAGACGGTGCGCCCGAGGATGAGGCTCGGATTATGATCAATGAGCGCCCTCACATCGGGGTTGCTGTCGAGGGAGCGGGTGAATGCACCAGGGCGAACGAACTCCCGAAAGCCCCCGAGGTCTTCTGAGGAAAGATCGTATTTCGCTGCGTAGCCGATGATCTTTTGCGCTGCGACATCAACTCTGAGCTCGGTGCTGAACCTGCGTTCGACGGTATTAGTTTTCATTGCTGACCCCTTTCATGGTGTTGATCTTTTCGGAAACTGCTTCGGCAAGTTTCGCTGCGGTCACACTGCCTGAGAAATCTAGCCAAGTTGAACGGAACTGATCGAGATGCCTTTGCACATGGCCATCGAGATCGGTGGTCAGGCCAAACGCCTCGAGCACGGGTGCATAGGCGGACACGACGCGGGCCCGATGCTCGGCACAGAAGTGATCGAGCTTGGTTAAGAACTCTGCGGGTTTGTTGGCAAAGCGCTTCACGGCACTACACTCCACATTTTGCAGGCGTTCACCTGCATCGTCCAAGAGTCTCAGGATTATCGACTCATGAGAGCGAGCGGGTGTGTCCGCTGGAGGGTTTGGTAAGGTTGGTGGAGTTGGTTGGGTTGCCACCAAACTCGGATCGGTTGCAGGCGCTGCCGTGGGTGCGGTGTTGATCGACTGCATATTCATCGGCTGCATATACACATCGCCACCCTCGATCGGGTTCATGTTTTCTTTTTCTCGTATCTCATTCACCGACAACCATCCCCAGTTGCGAGCGACCGAGTACGACTGATAACGGGCAGCGATCTCGCCCCGTAATTTCCCGTCTACATTGAACTCAAAAAAGAAAGTGCCTTTGTCTTTCGGTCTGATAATCTTGCGGTTAAGTTGTTGTTCCCAACGCACCAACCACGGGCGAAGCGTGTCCACGACGAAGCTGATTTCCATCTGCTCGAGGGAGTTGTAGCTCGTCTTGGAAAGATCCTTGAGCTTGTTGGGTGGTAAGTTGAACCACCTTGCGATCTCGATGATTTGGAACTCTCTCGACTGCAAGAACTGCGAATCGTCAGGAGGCACGCCAATCGCTTCCCATTTAAGGCCCGCTTCCAAGAGGGCGACCCGGTGACTGTTTGCACCGCCTGCATGAAGTTCTTCAAATGACCGGCGCAGGTTCTGCCGTGCTTCGGGTGATAGTTGACCAGGGAAAGTTAACACGCCACCGGGCCGAGCTCCTCGCCCAAAGTAGCCAGCACCGAAGCTTTCAATTGCCATCGATAACCCGATCGACTGTCGGGCAAGGCCGATCACGCTGATGCCCGAGATGCCATCGAATGATAGGCCGGGGATGTGCAACATATTGCCAGCGGTGATAAAAGCTTTGCCTCGGTGTAGGTCGTAATAGAGTTCGCCTGACTCGGTGCGTTTGGGCGTCACGATGGTCGGGTCGATGGGCCAGAGCTCGACCACATTCCCCTCGAGGTCACGCACGATTTCGCTGTAAGAGTTTCCATGAAGAAGCAAGTGCGCCATCGAAGCCTCACGCCATTGCAGCGAGCTCATCTCGGGGTTAGGTTCATCATGAAGGAGCGTGTGCAGCGGGTTCGCTTTTGCGTGTGCCTTGCCACCACCCGGCAGGCGTTCGTAGTAGTTGAGCGGTAAGGATGAAACCGACTCGGCAATGCACCTCACCGCAGCGTAAACCGCTGAGTAGGTGAGGGCCGTATCGGGTGTGACGCTGACGCCCGAGTCCGTGGATGCGCCCCCGAAGAGTTCATTCAATCGAGGGTCTTTCAGGTTGCCACCCGATAGGGAAAGCGCCCGAGAGATAAAGCCTTTTATGCGTTCAATCATAGTAGTGTGATTCCTTGGGTGTCGTATATGTTGGTTGCGTTTAAGCTGCTTACTTGCGCCCGTCCGAGCGCCATGATAGTCGCCACGATGCCATCGATTTTCTCGACCGCTTTTCCCTTGTGCATTTTGATGTTGCCTGCATTGTCTCGCTCGACTTGCACATTTGAAAACATCCATCTAAGTACCGGGTTGCCATCGTGTGCGATCTTCTCGGAGAGAACCAAGACCTCAAGTTCTTTACTCGGTGCGGTCATCGCTGCGAAGCCTTGACCGAAGCCAACAAGCCAATCGGGCCTGCCGTTATTCTTGCCCAGCGTTTCCAAATCTTTACTGATCTGGTTGATGTTCCACCTGTCCACTGCGATCTCTTGAATGTTGTACTTTCTTGCTAGGCCATCAATCACCGCCACGACTGCCCTATAGTCGAGCGATCGCCCTGGTGTAGTCACGATCAGACCTTGGCGCTCCCAGTCGTCGAGCCTGTGCTTGTTGTTTCGCTCACGCTCCCTCGCTGCGTCTGCGGGTGCGAAGAAGGTCGGCACGATCCAGTAGGGTTCATTGGGTTCGATAGGCGGGAAGAGAAGCACGAACGCCGTGAGATCTAAGGTACTGCTCAGATCAAGCCCCCCGAACGCCATCCTCCCGGATAGATCAGGGAGATCGCGGGAGCACGCATCCCAACGCTCGAGCGAGATCCATCTCGTCTCCTGCGATGTCCACTGGTTCAAGTGTAATCTTCTGAAGGCGTTCTCTCGGGAAGGGTTGGCGCTGGCTTCTGCGACTGCCTTCACGAAGTAATCCTCTTTCACGGTCACGCCATAGTTGGGGTTGGCTTGTTTCCAAGTCGATTCAGACTTCCAATCGCCTGTGCTGGTGAAGATTTTGCTATAGAAAGTCGGGTCGTGAATGAGCTTATCGTTGACGCCCTCGGCATACTGGCGAAGCTCCCAGCATAGACTCTGGCGATCATGACCTGCGGTCGTGAGTGCGAGCGTAAGCGGTTGCCTTCGTGCCCCGGTCGAGGTCGTCAACACATCCCAAAGCTCTCGGTTTGGCTGAGCATGAACCTCATCCACGATGACTCCATGAGCATTGAGCCCGTGTTTCGTGAACGCATCCGAGGATAGCGACCTGTAGAACGAGTTCGAGCTTTTATGCTCGATGGTTTTGTTGCGGTAGATCCTGAGCATCGTTGAGAGGTTCGGGTTCTCTTCAATCATCTGGCAAGCTTGATCGAACACGATACTGGCTTGATCTTTGTCGCTCGCTGCACTGTAGATTTCTGCACCTTCCTCACGATCAAGGCAGAGAAGAAACAAGGCGATGCCCGCTGCGAGTGTGCTCTTCCCGTTCTTTCTGGGCACCTCGAGGTAGGCGGTGCGGTACTGGCGCAGGCCATCCTTCCTCACCGTCCCGAAGAGTTCATTCAAGAACTGACGCTGCCATTCAGCCAGGACGAAACCCGTGCCCGCCCACTCGCCCTTTGTATGGCGTAGGTGGTCACCAAAGAACCGAACGATCGGGTGATCCTTGGCGGGGGCAGGCTTCTTTTTCCTAGGCGCTCGGGTGGTTATTGTATAGCCCTCATGATGTCGATGATGCCATCTTTGCCGCCATTGGTTGACTGGAGGTTTGGTCTTGATGCGGGGGTTAACCCGAACTGGCATTCCAACTTCAAGAGTTGGTCGTGCATTTTGCAACTGACCATGTAAGGCGGGGTCTCTTTGTAACCCTTCGGGCGTTCGTCATCACCCATGATCTCGATGTGCGTGGGAGTTCCAGCAGACAAAGCGGCCTCGGCATCAATCCATCGGACGAGACAAATCGCATAGCGAGAAAGCGACGAGCCATCGATCTCGGTGAGTACGCCAACGCGGAACAATGCCTCGCTCATCTGGTCGAAGATAATCTTTTCACGGGCACCAAGAAACTCGGGCGAGTCGAGTTGCGACGCGCTCGGAGCGGGTTCGCCTGGGCGCGTCTTCGCACGCCACGACCCTCGCATTTTTAGTATCGCCGTCGGTGTTTTTTTTCTACCTTTCATACCACTACTCCAATAACATCATGAAAAAGGCCTAGAATCGTGAAAATCTGTGAACGCATATCACGCGAGGTGAACTGACCCCTCTTGAAACAAAACAGACGCCCCTCCCCTTTTTCGCTCCAAAAATGGTCATTTTTGAGCCCTCGCTGAGAGCTTGACGAAACCACCACCGACGCGGTCTTCATGCCATGTTTTGAGGGCGTGGCACTTGTGGCAAAGCGTCTGCAAGTTGTCGAGGGAGTCGCTGCCGCCGTGACTCTTTGCGATGATGTGGTCAACATCAGTTGCAGGCGCTGCGCATCGCACGCAGAGCGGAGAACGAGCAAAGACTAGCTTGCGGAGTTGTCGCCATTGATAACCGTAGCCACGCTTGGACGGGCAAAGCCTAGGCGGCTTGCACCCAGGCGCATCATGAAACCTGACTTCATGCCTCGGGGGCTTGTGGCTTCTCATGGTTGCTCCGGGAAGGTGTTGTACTCGGTGTGCGAGTTCGACCTAGTCATCTCGGTCGTGATCCACCACCCGCCTAAAGGCCGAGCTGCGGCACCTCGGGAGATGTGCCACCCGCAATCTAATTCTTGTTTGTATGATCCGCACCTGACAAACCATTGATCGGTAGTCTCGATGTTCCCTTTACCGCTGACGCTGGTGATGACATTGTGATCGGTGTTGCGACGATGGATGTGCCCACTGATGAAGACATCAGCCTGCCATTGCGATCGGGTTGCTTGATGCTGGGGAATGCCTCGGCCTGACTCGCCACCACCACCATAGCCGTGGTGTAGAAAGATGCGCTTGGTTCGCACATCGGCCTTGCCTGTTGTTCTATCGTTTTTTTGTAGGAGGTAGCACCAGTCCTCACCGTAGATAACGGGAGAGTTGTATTGGGTTCTCAGTGAGTGGGTGAGTCTATCGATCAGGTCGATCTCGTTTCTCTTGATGATTGAGGCTTCATGATTACCCGGTGTAATTAGTGCAAGGATGCTTGCATAAGGCTTGAACCATTCGAGTGCTGTGCTGCTAATCAAATCAAAGTAATTGCTCCCACGGTGCTCGGGTCGAAGCGTCTTCGGGTCTGATCTCGGGTCATATTTTCCCTGCATCACATCGAAGAGATCGCCCACGATTACGACGGGGGCGTTCTCTGCGAGTGCATAATCCAAATGCTTTTTCAAGAAGGCTCGATCGCAGTGCGCTGAGTCCCAGTGGAGATCGGTCAAAGCGAGAAATCTGAATCGGCTTCCCGATTTCGGAAAGCTGACACGGAGTTCATGGACTCGATCTGTAACAGTCCCACAAGACCAACGCTGTTTTGGTTTTACCAAATGCGGGCTCCTAAAAAAACTATCTAAGATTGTGTGCGTCTAAGGTAAACAACGCAAATCGCTCGCACTTTTGCTTGGGTCGGGGGATGATAGGAAGTGGTGATGCGTCTTACATATTTGGTGTTGTCATCATGAAGGTAACCTTTATTTACCAACATATCGATCACCGCTTTGTTGGTGTTGTCCAAGTCTCTGCGGTGCGTCCAACCTTCGCCACCATGTATCTCGATGTTGATCTCTGCAAGCCCTTCAAGAGCTTTCCCTCTCGGTATCAAGATCGCGACCTCGGCGAGCCATGCCATATAGCACCTCGCCTTATAAAATTTGCCACGCCGACCCGAGGCCCGGAAGAGCTGATTAGTCGAGGGAGGGATCGGCACCTCTAACCTCACGGTCTGGCCTTTATTTTCTGTAATAAAACCTCCGCGTCTTTTCTTACACCGAGGTTGTAGCTCTTCCAGTTCTTAAGGTGCCCGAGCATGATGTGGCAGTTACCACCCGTCTCGCACAAGGTCAGGAGGTTAGATGGTTCGAGTTCGAGATTTGGGTAGAGGTGGAACGGGTGAATATGGTGCACCTCGAGCTTGTCTCTGGTGCCACACGCTGCGCAGGTCGGGTTGCGTTTGAGGTGTGCACCTCGCACCGCTGCCCATCTCGGTGAGCGGGCAGGCAACCCGGCAAAGTACTCGGTGATCGCTTTCATCATGCTCATGGTCGCTCCTCCAGTCGTGACACGATCGTCAGGTATCCGATCGCGTCGACGAGGTTATCTCGTTTGTGGGTGTTCGACTGTCTCACGATCTTAAGTGCTGCCATCAACAATCCCACATCGCTCGCACTTACCCGCTGGCCCGGTGCGAGTTGGCTTCTCAGGAGCGTTGTCCAGATCTCAGCAATCTGGCAGAAGCTCTCGCTCGGGTCACCGTACTGGAGGCCTCGCTCCGAGATGATGCCATCAACCTGGGCGAGAATGTCCTGGCTATTTGTCTCCATGTTTTGCCATCTCCCGATCGTAGGTTGCTTTGTCATCGAGCATCGTTGCGATTTGATCTTCGAGGAACTCAACCCGTTCGCGCCTCGAGGCCTCTAGGCGGTCGCTGGTTGCGATCTTATCCCTAAGACGCTTAATGACCCTCCGATAGTTCTCGCCCGCAATACGGGCCCCGTGTGCGGCCCTGAGTGCGGTTGTGGTTAGCCCGGTCGCACGCACCGCGCAGAAGCGGCACGCATACGCCTTGGAACCTCGTCCTATGGGGTAGCCACCACGGGTGATCGACTTCCCGCACTGCTTGCAAAGATTAGACATTCTCGTTTATCCCTCTTATAGAGTGTGGATTATGGGATAAATGAGAATAAACCCTTATATATCTAAGACTTAGAGAGTGTCTTAGTATTATAAGAACGAATTTTATGAGTTCTTCTTTCTGGGATAATCTCATTAATCCGCTTATCCTGACTCTATAGAGCGGATAAATGAGATTTGGTGTAAAACTGGTCATTGATTGTGTCTCCTGAGTTACTGAGAGTGTTAAAGAAAACAGCGCACTGAAGGGCCGCTTCATGCGCTGTGTTTTAGGTGACCATTTTCGTATGATCACGAAATTGGTTTCGTGATCATCGGGGGGTTGTTTCCTCGCCTGCCAAGCCGTGCCTGCCAAACCGTGCCTCGCCTCGCCTCGTCAGGCCAAGCCAGAACCTGCCCCGCCTGCCTAGCCAAACCGTGCCGCGCCGGGCCCTGCCGGGCCCTGCCTCGCCTGCCAGACCGTGCCCTGCCGCGCCGTGCCCAACCCAGCCATGCCTGCCTGCCTAGCCACACCCCGCCAAACCACACCCAGCCGTGCCTTGACTAGCCTGCCCCGCCATGCCTCGCCAACCTAAACAAGCCCAGCCTTGCCCCGCCGCGCCTACCCCGCCTGCCTTGCCAAGCCCGGACTTAACTTGCCGAACCCCGCCCGGCCACACCAAGCCAAGCCTGCCATGCCAAGCCCCGCCAAGTCCCGCCTCGCCATGCCAAAACACATCGTGCCTTGCCCCGCCTGCCACGCCTTGCCCCGCCTTGCCACGCTATGCAGTGCCAAGCCACGCCTGCCGTGTTATCTGACAGCGGTATCGATTGCTTGCCAGACTGCTGCCAACTCGGTGAAGGCAGCGTGTTCGATCCTGATGTTCTTGAGCCGACGCTTGAGGTGGTCAAGGTGTTGCTCAAGAAGTTTGGGGTTGCTGGTAACTTGTTGCGCTGGGATGTAGCGCCGCTCGTTTTCTTCATCCTCATTCATGACGGTGATGGAGACAAAGGCCTGCACGGGTCTCGTGTCCGGTAGGTCTTCATCAACGACAGTCACGCAATTGATCACAAGCCTTGCTTGATGGATGCGGTACTCTTCGGCAGCGGTTGGGTCATCCCATTCAAACACATCATGAAGCAATGCTTTTACAGGTCTGCTTTCCTTCACGATCTGGGAAGGTGTAAGCTCCCCGTGTTTGTCATTGATGCGGGCGAGTTCATCGCCCACATCTTCTGCCTTCTTCCCTGCAACGGATCGCCCTGCTTTAAACTGATACATACTACTTAGCCTCCCATGAGAAATTGCTCACCACTTGAAAGCGACCGTGATCGCCATTCTTTTCTGGCCTCCACTCACCGACTCCAACGGAAAACCCGCCAAGGTTAATGAGGTTGACCAATTGATCTTGAGTGATTACCCGAGCGTTAAATTGGATGGCAAGCGTCACACCCCAACGCAAGAACTCAGGCCGATAGCGCAGATCGGTGCTGCCCATGCCAACGGTTACTGTGTCGGTTCTCATGTAGGGTGGTGCATCTTCTGGGTAGTGGAGAGGTGTCAATTCGCCGCCAATCGCATCACGCAAGATGAAGAACGCCTGCCTAGCTCCAACCTTGGTGAACTCCTTACCCAAGCTTGTTACCGCAGTAACCGCAGCGTTCTTAAAGGCGATAAGCTTCATGCCGGGGCGACCATCGGGAAGACGGTAGAACGCTCCCTCATAGTCTTGTACCGGGTCTCGTTTCATACGACCCTTGCTTGCTGTGCCAGCTTGCTTTTCTTGCATCTTGAGAATGTTTTTCATGTCCCAGTTATGGCAGATAAAAGGTGTTGTTCCTTCTAGGTTAACCATGATTGTTTTTAGATCTAAAGTAAGAAGTTTTGTAGGTGCCGAGATGGTTGGAACTTCAAACTTAGGTAATGCTTTTGATGTAGTAGCCATTGAGTCTTTATCTTTCTGAAAAGTAGTTAAGTAATGCGCCCGACACATTGCCAGGCGCAGAGGTGGTCACATCTAGAATGGCAAGAGATAATCCCTTGCAGGCACATACGATTTCTTTGCCGTGTCGTAGACCACAGCATTCGCCCAGGTTGGATTACCCAACTCAGCGTAAGCGAGGTCGTAATCCCAGAAGGTTCCCTGCTCGACGCCATCACGACTGACAAACACCTTCCGGTTTTTGTCTTCTGCCACGGGTGCCGCGATCACTGGTGCGGGCTTCGCTGCCGGAGCTCCGGGAGGAGGAGGAGGTGCCATCGCTGGGGATGCGGTGAGCGGTGCACACATGATGACTTTTGTCTTCATGCCATCGGCACTCGGCCCCACGGTGATGCTGAACTTCTTTCCGACGAAAGTATCTGGGTCGATGTCTTCGCCATTGACGAGTGGCCTGCCGAGAAGCTCCCGCACCAGCTTGCCGAAGTTGTTAGACATCGTGAGCTTAGTGGGTGTCCACCTCGAGGTGGTCTTCCGAGCGTGCACGCCCTCGACAATCTCAAACTCCCAAGCGTAGGAAGTTCCTGAGTCGGGAAACTTCGCACTGGGTTGCATCTCCTTATACCCAAGAAGCTTTGCTGCATAGGTTCCGGTAGGTACTGAAAACTGATCTGTAGAATCACAAACTCTGAGCACTGCCATTGAAATCTCCAAGGTTATTTTGAGTAGGTTGTTGAATAGTTACTTTGCGCCAGCGTTTTTTATCACCTCGACCGCCTGTTCCAATCATCTCGACTTCGCCGTCGTTGACTAGGGCTTCTAAGTGTTTCCTAACAAATGCCTGTCTTTGTCCGCTTGCCTCCTGAATTTGATCCAAAGTGTAATAGGTGTCCTTGTCCAGCACTTCGATGATGGACTTCTTTCGTGCGGTGGTATCGACTTGGTCTTTGTCACCGAGTCTTACTAGTTGCTCATCAACAAAGTCGATAAGCACTTCGTATGGGGTCGCTCTACCGCAGCGCCCCGTGGTCGTGATCAGCCTTCTGGTTTTGCTTTTGTTACCGTAGCCGCCTTCTTCCCTGGTGAAGTCCATGCAGATATCCACTGCTGAAGACAATGCACCCGAGCCTCGGGATGCGGTGTGGTTCTCGCCGCCACCCTTGCGATGATGGTGAACAAGGATGACTGACATCCCCGGCTTAGTGATGAAGTCGAGAGCGTTGATTGCTTGTTGCACTTCGGTCGCAGAGTTCTCATCTTTCACCGGCCAGATCTTTGAGATGGTGTCGATGATCAGAACGCTGAACCCGTCACGCTGCATAATGAATGCAAGCTGTGCGACATACTCGAACCATTGCTTCATGGTCATCTGTGCCGTGAATGGTTTGCACCAGACCCCGTGCTGGTCTTCATCGCCTACGCCAGTCTCTGCGTGTCGGTCAATCCAGAAGTCTCTGTGCTCTTCCGATATAACCAAGGCTTTACACTTATCAACCTTCTGTCCTAGAAAAGAATCTCCGATAATCCATGACTTCAATAGGCCCGTCAGTAGCGTTGTCTTGCCGATCTTCCAGATGGCACTGAACAAAGTCACGCCACCCCCAGTGACGAAGCCGTACCAGTGCCAGACCCGCTCCGTCGTATCCCGCTTCATCTTCCCAATGATCTCATACTCAAGCCCGGTCACTGGGTCGGGCTCGATTTTTAGCGGTGCATCTTCGGCCTTCGCCTTATGCAGAAAGTTAAGTTCCACTTCCGGTTCACCGAACCCCGCACCCGCAAGAGTTCGGGTCGCTGCGGTGAAGTTGCCGTCGTGGCTTAGTAGGGTGTAGGCAGCGAACTTGCTGTACGCCTTGGCTTCTTGAAAGGGTGCGGCGTTGCTGCTGAACACATAGAGCATATCGCCAGAGCCATCAGTGCGGCAGTGCCCGGTTGTGCCTGAGATGCCATCGTCTTTGCCAGCCCTGCGCCAGTAGATTTTATCCTGACCGATGCGACTGATCTCCCAGCCAGCACCCTGCAAGATGGTTGCCCAGTCGGCTCGCTCGTTGTAATCATCACCGGGGCGCTTGCGGTTGTCTCTGATTTCGCCCGCTTGAATCGGAAGTGTAAACTTCTCCGGAAATCTTCCTACATTTTGTAACACCGCCACCGTTACCATCAGATCAAAATCATCCGAGTCAACTGGCAGAGCGGGTGCAGGTAGATCCAAGAGCGAATTGTTTTCCCAGCGGTAGAGTAACCCAGTCGGGTGGCACTCCTCCGTCGAGCCCGGTGCCAGGACATAACCATTAGATCCCTTGATCTCGATCAAGGTCTTGCCCTCGGTACTCTTCGCAAGCTTGAGGTTCTTGCGTTGAACCCCAAAGCAATAGATATGCCTGCCACCATTCGGTGTGACTACGATCGGGCACGAATCCAAGGCGTAGAGCAAGCCTTCTTGCTGGCAGTCTGATCTGTACTGGGCGTACGCATCGCCGGTCTCGATGTCGATGACCGCAAGATCGTTGCTGAGTATCCCGCCCACGATAGCCACGCCGTTGCGAGTTCCTTCTGGCCACCACGCATCGACCTGCTGCGGGGTTGCCCGTGCTCCCGTCATGAAGGGAAGCCATGACCCGACCACGGTCGCTGGGCCCTTGCTTCCATTGGGTGCGATAGCGATAACCGAGAGACCCATTGCTAGGTATTTAAGGGCACATTCTTTAGCGGTCATTTCATCTGCTCCAGTTCTTTCATGAGTCGCTCAAGCGTCTCTTTAACTTCCCGCATCATGTTGCCGGTCTCGTCCCATTTGTCGATGTTGTCGAATTCGGCCTTGCTGTGCAGGGTTTCCCAGCGCTTATCGATCCGCATGGCGGTGCCTTGGCGGGTTAGGTTGTAATGGTTCTCGCCTTTGAGTAGCGTCCACATCTCGAGGAAGGTAAGCTCACGATCGGGCCAGAGTGATTGCTCTTGCTGTAGCCACCACCTACCATCAGAGAGGTAGACCACATAAGGCTTGCCGATGTCCGTCTTGCCCTGACGGGTGCAGAGTTGCGAGATGATCGTCACCCGTGGTTTTGTTTCGGGAAGGTTCATGCTTGTCTCCTTTTCTGTTTCTTTACAGGCTCTTCAACCATCGATAAGTTTTTAAACGGTGACGCCCACAATGATTCGAGCTGGGCATTGTCAGCCTTAAGCTTTTCGTTTTTTCTGGCAGCGGTCTGGAGTGAAAGCTTGTGGTTCCCTAGTGTCGTCCTGAGAGTTTTGAGCGTGGCCTTAACCTGCTTCAATTCGTCTTTTAGTTTCTGCATTTCCAAGGTTTGGCGGGCTGAAAGGTTCAGGCTTTTGGTGTAGCAAAGATTGCAGAGATCTTTGAACCCATACTTTTTAACCACTGCCTTCCCGCACTTATCGCAGGTCATAAAGTTTCTCATGCCGACTCCTCCTGGGCATCAAGTTCTTTCTTCGCCTTCGCAATCATGTCCTCACGGCTGAGCTCGGTTGCGCAATAGATTGCGTGATCGAGGGTGTCGGCTTTCGCCCAGCGTGATTGATTATGTACCCAATACTTAAAGTGCATCGAGGTGCTAACCTCACCGGGCTTTGAGTAAAGTGTGCCCCACGCCCGCTTTACTGAGATCTTCTCGCCACCGGGTAGCGCAAAGGTCGCACTGGCGATGTCGTAGGTCGGGTCAAACTCGTAATCTTGGCGGTGGCATTGCGCCATCCAGCTTGGGATCGATGCGAAGTATTCCTCCCTGCGCTTCCTCTCGGAGGAAGTGCAGACCACATCATCTTGCAAGCCACGAGTGATCGCTGCCTCGATGCCTTCTCTTATGTCGTTCGGTATCGCTGCCATTAAATCGCTCCCTTTAAAGTTGCTTCTTTGATCATCAGTTCTTCCCGGTAAATCTTCACGGCCTTGGGTGCCTGCACCGAGAGGCGCATACGACTGCCGTCTTGCACTAGGGTGATGATCGTGGTGTGTTCACCCGAGATGATTCGGATCGCTTCGCCGCTCTTGCGGGAAATCATTAATCGGCCTTCAGTAGACATGAGAAACCTCCTTGTAAATCCACCCGCTCCACCAGTCGACGAGACTGCATCGGTCGTGTGTCCGATGGTGTTAGGAGCGGGGTGGCTCGTCTTCGAGAATCGCGTCCGCGAGGGTCTCGAGCATATGGTTGATAAGCGCCGTTGTTCTGGCGTCATAGATCCCGTGCTGAAATTTGGTGCTCGGTGCGTCTGCACTTTGAGCGTGATCGATCATGCGCAAGAGAAGGTCACGAACATATTCGATGTAGTTCTCTTTGATCGGCATTACGATTTAAACCAGGCTCTCGCCTGCTCCACTGCGTCAGAGACGAGTTTGGTTTCTTTCTTCTTTGTGAGCTTTCGCTCTACGGGTGGCGGGTTAAGTTCGTCGTAGAACTGCGCCACCATCTCAGGCTCGATGCGTTTGCACCCGCCAATGCGGTAAGTTTGAAGGCGCACGATGCGGCCATCGATGACGATGCCTTGGCGCTCCCAGCGGTAGACTGTTTGCAGGTTGACTTTGAATAGCTCCGAGAGCTCTCGCACTGATACAGGTCGTTTTGGAATTATGATGCGTGTCACTAGTAGTTAGATCCCTCGTGTTAAAAAAGCGACGCAGTAAAAAAGGATAAACTGCGTCGCCTTATCTCATCCCGAGTGCGAATATCGGAAACACTCAGGACACGGGTAATCTTGTATATTTGAAATTATTTCTCAAGCATACCGTGGTACGACTCTGGTACGAAAGCGGTACGACTGCGGTATTACTAGAAGATAATAGCGATAGGATTAGTATTATTATTGAAGTGTAGAAACGAAAAAAGCCCAGCGTTTCGAGCGCTGGGCTTTGATTTGTTTTGCGTTAAAGCACTTAGTTATGCGGGTGGTAAGATGGGTAGTTTACAGGGGGGGGGGGTACTTGAATCGTTAAGGGTATAGCCTTCGTTTGAGATGAGGACTTTTCGCTTTACGAGATTCGACAATAGACCCTTAGTGACAGCGGCTTCGCAAGTCACACCCGTGCCTGTAGGGTTATGGACGCTCATGAATTTAATTATTTGGTCGCCCTTCATGCCAGGGTTGCGTTCGACTTCGTTCACAATTTTTAGTTCTTCGTCTGAAAAATCCATCCAAGACATTTTACTATCTCTCCTTTTAGCTACTACATTTAGCACCGCAGAATCATTATACCCGCCACCGGAAGTGCCCTCCGAATCATTGTATAGATAATTATGCATTGCTTCTTTTGCCGCTTTTTCTATTGCCATCTCAAAAATCAAACTCATGGGCGAAATATCCTTAGTAACTGGGGAAGTCGTTCGTAGAAAAATTAAGATAACACTATTGATCACCAAATCTATATAAAATATTTAAATTATTTTAAATTATTTTTGGCACTATTTACCCTCGGGCTACGCTCCGTGCCATCTCTCGAGCAAGATCGTTGCGTTTTTCGGCATAAATCTGCGTTGCGTCAATGGTCGAGTGACCTAGTTTTGCTTGTGCTCCTTCGAGTCCGTGAGTCTTTCTCGTCTGGGTTGCGACTGTGTGTCTGATCTGGAGCGGTGTCCAGTGCTCCATTGGGACGCGCTTCTTGGTTGCTACTTTGTACGCCTGTTTCCGGTCGGTTCGGTTGCCCGCTTCCCTAGCAAGTCTGCCTTCGTTGTATCTTTTTTGTGCCCCCTCGATGGCTCTAGCGTAGGAGTCGGCGCTGATCATTCCGCTATGGCCAGCATTGCGACCAACACCACGCTGGCACCAGACTGCGTCCTCGTCCCATAGGGGTTTCCTGACGGAGCGCATAAGATCGATGAAGGTAGAGTTCATAAAGATCATTCGGGTATCGCCTCGGTGGGAGTTCTTATGCTCTGCCGGTGAGTAGCACCAGATGCCTGGTTCAACCTCGGTGATCTCTGACCACCGCATCGAGCACAACTCCTTCACCCTCATGCCTGTTTCGATGTGCACTTTTAGAACTGCCTGATAGAGTGGTTTCAATAATGGCATGATCAAGTCGAAGTACTCGGTAGGCACTGGGGTGATCTTGTCGGGGTTGCGAAGTGTTGGGGCGGTACGCCAGTTGAGGTGCTGCACGCACGCCAGCGCTTGGTAGGTTTCAATCGGCACCAGTTCCCATTCAACACCCAACTTGAACACCTGCCTGATCTTGACGATGGCACCATTCACGGAAGAGATGCAAAGTTTTTTTCTTGGTGCGCCTTCCGACTTTGGAATGATGTCACGGTTCACAATGCCAGCACGAACTGCCAACAACACCGATGGGGTGAAGTCTTTAATTTTCATCTCAAGGTAAAGATCGAGTTCTCTCAGTGCGGATTTGACAACGCCGAGTTGCGATGTGGGCTTACCTGTGACTGGGTCTCGGTAGTAGACAACGGCGTGTTTGATGTAGGCGTTGACCAAGTCAGCAACGACTGGCTCGTTCGCAGGGGCGACGCGGGGCGTAACCTCTTCGCTGAGCAGCTCCGCCACCCAGCGGAGGTAAGCTTGCTTTGTGCTGGCTAGGCCCCAAGGGCCGAACCAGATTTCTTTTTTCGTCCGAGGGTCAGTAGCATAACCTCGGTCGGTGCCCTTATGGTGGCAGAATTTGGGGGTTCGCTTCATGCGTCGACTCCTGTGATGTTGTCTTGCTGGGGAAATCCCTGCAAGACGGTTAACATCATAGGGCCTTTGAAGCCTTTCCGTCAATGACGGATTTTTAATTTTCCAAATTCGCCATAAGTCTAGTCGGGGATACAGGATTTGAACCTGCGACCTCTTCCACCCCAACCGAGAAAAAAGACAACACGAAAAGCCCGCTGCTGATAGCGTTTGTTGCAGGCTTTTTGTAGGCTTTTGCGTTAAATTCTTTACGCATCTTTATGCAGGTTTACGCATGGTTTTAAAAGCAATTCCGTCAGACTTCCGTCAACCTCCGACCCCTTCCCCAGCGTGGAAGTGGTCGCAATTTTTCTCGGGTTGCCCTCAACCTGCGACCTCTTCCCAGTGCAGGAAGAGTCTCCGCATCACATAGCCCCGCACCAGACTGGCCAAGGTGAACACCCCACTCATGGTCAGGTTTTGCCCGGTCGTGGTTTCGATTCCCATTATTGAGAAGAGTGAAATCTGGATGAGTAGGGAAACAAGAAAGCCTGCGCCCGTGTTCGCAATGGATTCGACCAGGGACATTCGCTGGGTCTGGCTAGTCATCGAGATCGGGGGTGTGGAAGATCTGTGCCCCGTTATGCCAGCCGCCATCGATGCGCTTGCTGCCACCACCTTCAAGCTCCTTCGGGATCACGCAGTCATGCGGGTGATAGAGTGTCTCAAAGCGGGTGTGCCTGGCGATGAGGACTTGGATTTTTTCTTCGCTGCCCGGTCGTGCTAGCGTCGGCCCGAGTGGTGGCACCCGCAGTGAGTCTCGCTTGTTCTCCTCCTCTGCCTTGACGCACCCGAGCGAGTGCGACATCTTCGGCGTGTCAGGCCCCGTGCTCTTATAGCATTGGCGGCAGAGTTGCCTCGCCTCGTGGGGCTTGCGCTCTCCGCATGAGATGCAGGTGATGAGCCTGCGTGGTATGCGATCATAGCACTTAATGCAAAGCCCCTTGGCCCGGTGTGGTTTGCGTTCTCCGCAGGTGATGCAGGTAATCTCAGCCATCCAGTTTGCCTTTGGTTTTTGGTGGTATTTCGTAAGGGTCATTACCTCGGCCCCGTCTGATCTTCTTGAGCTTGACCTGAAAGCGGGGGTCGCTCAAGTCGATGAAGTTATCATCGAGGGATTCAAAGCACTTCTTGCTCGAGCCGTGTCTCGCGTATTCAATGACGAACTGCTGGATCAGTAACGGCATCAAGCTGTTGACATAATCCGAATCGACGCCGAAGGTGATCACTAACCTCCGTAGCATCAGCGTGCGCAAGTCTTCGGGGTCGGAAGCCTTGGCGCCGTTATCACGGTCGCTGTAGCATTGCTCTAAGTGTTTCAACCAAGGGTCTTCTTCCATGTGTGTTCCCTGTCTAGAGAGCGAGAGACCCGAGGAGCCAGAGGAGGAGCTTTGCGAGCTTAAGGAAAGGTCTATCACTGTAGCAGTGGCAACCACCATAGAGGGTGAACCAGAGGCACCATGCGACGAGCATTCCAGTGATGACCCTGTGGAAGGTAGTCATTTGTTTTTAAGATCGAATCTGCTTTTGATGTAGGCGAGAGTGGTGCCACCAGAAATGGCGAGGGTAAAAATGGCGGTGACCATTTTGGTCAACGAATCCGTGAGCGTTGCACTCTCGGTTCCGTTAACCATGCCCACGATCACCGCTAACGAAACGCCCTGGAGGACGAGCGTCGTCCAGAACTCTGAAGTTTTCCAACCCGATTTAAGCTTATCCATGAGGCACTCCTTATTATTCGTTCATCGTCTGCTGAAATTTCCATTTATCAACCGCCTCGTAATAACTTTCTTCTAAACCTTTTTCTTTCTTGGCTTTACGACTTTCCTCTTTACAGTTTCCACCACGACCTCGGGAGGCTTGGGTGCGAACATCGTGCCACCAATGCGCACTAGGGATGCCAACGCAGGGAAACCCGCCACGGTTAACCCGCCTGCCAACAACATCACAACGAGTGCGATGGTGCTGTTGCCAGCGTCAGGGGAGGTGGGCTTTGCGGGGGCTTTTCGTTTGTCAACATCCTTATTTGGATCGTAGTCAGGCCTTACCCTTCTAAGGGCATCAGCAAGGGCATTAGCCCCGCCATTGTAATCGGGTTGACTGTGTAGCACTTTGCCCGCGCCCCGTGAATCTGGGCCACCCTGCACCATGATGCGGGGTGTACCGGGAAGGAACCCGAGTTCCTTGACTGCCCAGTTGTCGGGCCGGTAGGACTGCACCAAGAGAGTGTCAACAAACACACTCAGTGCGGGGTTGCTTTCGAGATCTGCGATCACTGCCTTGCATTCAGACGGCGTGCCGATTACAGTTAGCCGAAGCTTTTCCCGATCATCGATGAGGTCTTTGCCCTTGCCCTCGATTGCGGAGTAGGCTTGTTTGCGGGTGACCTCTCGACCCCCGAGCCAGAACTTTTCCACGCCTGAGTCGATGCGTGAGCGATCGAGTCCGAAGTTTTGTTCCTGTTGTTCGATGATCTTTGCGAGGTGTGATGCGGGAGGCGGGAACGGGGCGAGCTCCTGGTCTGATGACCAGTTGCCGTCGGGCAATAGTTCCCGGTAGCATTGCCTCGCCATGATCCAGACGCCGAGTTGCTTACCTGCGCTGTAAAGGGCCGCTTGATCGGCATCGATGATGCGCCACTCATAAGGCGCTACGACCGCAGCGCTCGAGGGTGTGCCCCATTTCTGCCCGTAGACTTTGACCGGTTCGCCCTCGTTGTACGGCATCGGGGGAGGCGGGGGTGCAATCACGACCACGGCCCAGCCGCCACCACCCGAGACCCATCTCTTCTTGAACTCACTAGGGCTCATCCATTCGTACTTGGTTTCCCCCGGGAAGTTGTTATCTAGGATCGCTGCCCATTTTTCTGTGAGGTGTACTGCGTTGACCATGTGTGCGATCTTGCCTGAGTACCTGGGTGAGTAGCCATAAGTAACCGAGGGCATCCGACCCGTAGTGAGTGCAAGCTTAATAAGTGCGGGGTCGCTTCCCTCGTACTGAAGATACTGTGCGCCGTCGCAGTATTTAGCGAGCATCTTCTCGACCTTGGAAGGGTAGCCACCACCCTGCTCTCTTGTCATCTTCTGCTGTAGTCCGAGGATGCTATCCACATTTTGCCAGCGCCCTGCGTGCTCGATGCTGGTGAAGACGCAAAGGCCCGCGCCGTCTTTGCCTCCGGTGTTCTTCATTTGCTGCGATCCGGGGAGATCGATTTGGATTTCCTCGGCGCCATCAGGAGAGGTGCGACCACCCTCAACGGAGGTGGCCTCGATCTGGGAAAAGAGCAAGAGCCATAGGAAGAGGTTCATCGTGTTGCCTTTCGGGTTACTGCGCCTTGAGTAATTTGCGGATAGCTTTAATTTCGGCTTTGGTTAAAAAGTTATCTTCTTGCTCTGCGTCACGCTCTGCCTTATCCGCTTTGCGTTTCGCTTTTTCCTCTGCCGAAATATCTTTGACTTTGGTTTTCACTGACCATTTGCCCTTTACCTTTTTCGGTGCTTCAACTTCCGTGTCTTGTGTGAGGTGATCCGTTTGCGGTGTGTCCTCAATTTCAACTAGGACATAGGTTGATCCTTCCACATCGCCACCAGTCCAGCCCTCTGCAAAGCTAGTCTGCGGGTGGTTGGCGTGTGGATAGGATGGAAACTCTAAGATTGTGTCACCGTTTATTTTTGCGTATTGCATGGGTTAACTCCGAGTGAAGATTGAGACTGTGTTGCCACCGTTATTAGCTGCGTATACGCTTGCACCATCGGCAGAAATGCAAACACCGTATGGGCTAGAACCAGTCGCTATTGAAGTCCCGCCACTTAGTGCGCCGCTAGTTGTGTTGCGAGTAAAGATAGAAACTGTGGCGCCACCGGCGTTAGTTGCGTAAACGTTCTTTCCATCGGCAGAAATGCAAATGCTTCTTGGACTAGACCCAGCCGCTATTGTAGTAGTGCCGCTTAGTGCGCCGGTAGCTGTATTGCGTGTAAAAATCGAGACTGTGTTGCCACTGCTATTAGCTGCGTAAACGCTAGTGCCATCTGCAGAAATGCAAACACCGTAGGGGTTTGCGCCAGTCGCTATTGAAGTCCCGCCACTTAGTGCGCCGCTAGTTGTGTTGCGTGTAAAAATCGAAACTGTGCTTGATACAAAATTAGTTGCGTAAACGTTCTTTCCATCGGCAGAAATGCAAACACCGTAGGGGTTTGCGCCAGTCGCTATTGTAGTCGTGCCACTTAGTGCGCCGCTAGTTGTATTGCGTGTAAAAATCGAAACTTTGGCATTAGACCAATTAGTTGCGTAAACGTTCTTTCCATCGGCAGAAATGCAAACGTTTCTTGGACCAGGCGCAGCAATAGTTGATGTGCCACTTAGTGCGCCGCTAGTTGTATTGCGAGTAAAGATAGAAACTGTGGCGCCACCGGCGTTAGCTGCGTAAACGTTCTTTCCATCGGCAGAAATGCAAACGTTGTAGGGACTACTTCCAGACGCAATTGTGGTCGTGCCACTTAGTGCGCCGCTAGTTGTATTGCGTGTAAAAATCGAAACTGTGTTGGATATGGAATTAGTTGCGTATACGCTTGTACCATCGGCAGAAATGCAAATGCCGTAAGGAGTAGACCCAGTCGCTATTGTAGTAGTACCGATTAGTGCGCCTGGTGCTGCGCTGCCTCTAGCCACACCCATCAAACTGCGATAAATCGGCATTATAGATTCTGGCCTCCAACCATTGCAAACCATACTGTGCCGCCGTCGACCGTCGTAAGAATTATTATGTCACTTTTTAAATTGGTAGAGGTAAGTGTAGGTGCCGTTCCACTCGGCCATTTTACACTCGCTGGCCAAGTTATTGTGTAGGCTGTGCCTGTCATTGCTAGAATTAATGTGAGGCCAAAAGCGGAACCGGTGGCCGGTATATTCGAGAAGGTCAAACTTGTGATTGCTGCGTTTAAGCTCACATGAAACACATTGCCTAAAGCACAATTTAACGCCAAAACGCCTGCGGAAATTGTCGGTGCTGTTTTCACTTCGATTAAGCCGGTAATTGTTGGCGTGGTGATCGCTGGCGAGGTGGCGAAAACTAAACTTCCTCCAGTTCCGGTTTCATCCGTTACGGCGGTCTTTAGATTGGCAGAACTTGGTGTAGCAAGGAATGCGGCGACACTAGTGCCGAGTCCGCTTACACCTGTCGAGATAGGAAGGCCAGTGCATGAGGTCAGCGTACCGCTGGAAGGTGTGCCAAGTGCGCCTGCCGGTACTAGGTAATCAGTGCCTGCGGTTGCTGCACTAATTGCAGTTGCATTGCCTTTGAGAATGCCGGTTATCGAGGTCGTTATTGTTATCGCTGGCGTGGTCGTGTCCGTTGCGACGCTACCACCAAATCCGTTTGCTGATACTACGCTTGCGCTCGTTACTGTTCCAGCGCCGCCGCCTGCCGGTGCGGTGCTCTGCCACGTCGTGCCGTTGCTGGTGAGGACATTTCCAGAGGTTGAAGGCGCTACAAAAGTAGGTGAGCTAGTGCCGTTGCCAAGGATTACATTATCAGCCGTTAAAGTTGCCAAGCCGGTGCCACCAGATGCCACGTCGAGCGTGGCAGATAAGGATGCTGCCGAGCCGGTGATTGATCCAGAAGGAATAACATAATCAGTGCCTGCGGTTGCTGCTGCGATAGCGGTGCCGTCGCCGATTAAAAGCCCTGTGATTGAAGTCGTAATTGTTATCGCTGGCGTGGTCGTGTCCGTTGCCACTGTGCCAGCAAAGCCGTTTGCGCTTACTACGCTTGCCGTTGTTACTGTTCCGCTGCCAGCGGTTCCGCTGTAAGCAATCGTAAACGATGGATAAGTTCCGGTAATGGTAATGCCGGTGCCGTTCGTGAGCGTTACCGTCTGATCTGGTTCGTCGTTGGTGATGATGCCGGTAGCGTTGTCGTAGCTTATGCCTGTGCCTGCTGAGAGTGCGAGTCTTGCGTCGGTGTCCGTGTATTGCGTGATATCGCAATCAATCGTAAATGAAGGGTAAGTGCCAGTAATGGTAATGCCGGTGCCGTTCGTAAGAACTACCGTCTGATCTGGTTCGGAGTTTGTGACGGTGATATCACCGGTGGTAACATCAAGTGAAATTCCAGTGCCTGCAATCAGTGAGGAAACGCCTGCCCCTCCGGTGTACGCTGTAGTCTGCACGGTGGTGTCTGCGAAAGTTATTCCTAAATGCGTAACTTCTGTGCCTGTTGACGCTGAAGAATCCCATGCACGAAGTGTAGTGCCAGCGAGCGAGTCTAGATAAAGGGGCCGTGGTGTTGCCGAGCTTTGCTCGGTGGTTACCAGCCAGCCAGCTTGCCAGTTAAATTCGTAGCCCACGGAGCAAACTATTGAGATGCCATAATTGCCGCTTCGTGCGGTGTCGAAGGTTCCCTTGCCGATAAATTGCCCACTGGTTCCATCGAAAACAATGTTGCCGGTCATCGTGCCGCCAGCAAGTGGCAGAAAAGCGCCGCCGCTAGGCGTAACAAAAGTAAGAACGCCTGCGCCGTCTGTTTCGATTACTTGGCCTGCGGTGCCGTCTGCCGTCGGAAAGGTCAAGCCGTTGTTAACAAGGCCAGCAAACTCGACCGCGTCCGTTGTGTTTAAAGTCTGATCAAAGGAGTCGCCGGGATCACCCTTAAACCCACGGCCATCGTAGACTGTGACTAGCGTTTCGCCTTGCGTGACTGTGACGATGCCAGATTCTGTGACCACGACGATATCAGGCACGGGTCACCTCCGCTTTCACGGTGAAAGTGCCTTCGATGAGTCTGATCACCGTTGCCCCCGAATAAAGTTCAAGGTCGTAGTAGTATTTACCAGGCGTAATCGCCTCCATCGTGGCCGCGTCAACGAGTAAATCCACAGTTCCAGCGGCACCGCCAAGCGTGATTCGGGTGTTTTCGGTGGTGAGCTCCAGCGTTACGGTTGCGCTTGCTGCGGTTGGCCTTACCTGCATCGCTGCGGTGTAGCCTGTCAGATCGGTCTCGACCTCGTCAGCGTCGGTGTACAATATGGTACGGGCTAGGGTTGCGCCCTGCTCTGCCGCAAAGTTGTAGATTCCTGCTGGCATAATGACCTCCGAAAAAAAGAATATTACCGAGGTTAATCTGGCTTGGTTGGCGATGCAAATCGCTCGCACTAGCTAGGGGTCTAAGTAGGTATAACTCCATCAATGTTGTAGACTGCGGTGGCAAAGCACTCTGAAACATTAGGTGCTGCAATGTTCTGGTAGGGTGTGCCAGACATCCTAAAGAAAACAATTTTAACTTTACCACTGCTTAACACTGCTGGCTCGTTATAAAATTGATCACCACCATAGCCGTAAGCTGCTGCCACTGGCCGTGTAAACTTCAAAGGTTCGCTAAACAAATAGCCACCACTATACTTGTCAGAATACACATAACTAAAGGCACCAAGCATAGAGGTATAATTATATGGTTGCCCAGGCGGAATGCTGTAGGTAGGACTGCCAACTAAAATGTTTCTGTAATATATTGTCAGTCTAAGCCTAACCCTATTAACCACATTTACCGCAAGAGTAAATGGTTCTGATTCATAATTCTTATACCCTACTTTTTCCAAAACAATAGAGTCAGGTAAATCATCGCTGTAGTTGTTGGTAGTCCACCCACGGACTGGGTACAAACTTCCAAATCTTTCCAGCTTTGCCACATCGCCTACAACTAAAGATTTTTTTAGTGTAAGTGTTTCAGGAAGAATCTCAGCCATGTAATCGCCTGAGAAAGTAGCGGATACAGTTTCAGGAACAACAAAAGCAACATAGAACCTTGGAGGTGTAAAGGGGTATGGTTGAAGTTGCATGGAAGGGATGGAATCAAAACAAGTGCCATCACTAACGCTGGCAAGACTTCCAAGGTTCACGGTAGACATATAGGCCGGATTAATACTAAGAGAATAAGATGAACTTGAAAAAAAATTCTGCGACACAATCAAGGAATAAGTAGCTATGTAATCTGAACCTACTAAAGCTATTGTTACAAACAGTTTTAAAGTAACTTGGTAATCGTAAGAAGTTTCACCGTATGTTGCCCTATTGATTTTAAAATTTATATAGTACATATTAAAAATTGTACCTGCAGGGCCATAAGGGACTCCTGATGGGTATGTAGTACCATTCTCCAGATATAAATCCCAAGAACCGTTTATCATTCCAAGAATGGTATTAGCACCAAAAATGGTAGAAGAGTCAGGGGCATAGCTATCGGAAAGAAGTGGAGCAATTGAGAAACCAGATAGATTTACGGACACCATCTTCCTAAGCTTTTCAGGCCCAGGTAGAACAGTATCTTGATCTTCATTTATTTCGTCATCACAGCATTCCAAGTATAAGGGCTTTAATCTGTAATCTGTTGTTTTTTGTCCGTTACAAGTGAACAGATCGCCTGAACTAGCGAACACTATTGGGATTAAACTTTCCGCATCTGCGTACGATGCAGCTAGTCCAATAGTATGACCAGTCTTAAACAGATAATAAAAGCCGTCCGTGTTTGTTCCGGTTGGAAGGTTGTAGAGTGGACTGCCCTTAACAAGCTTCACCGCTAAAGGCCTTCCAGAATTTATGGTTAGGTTGTAGTAAGGGTGAGTAGTTCCAAGCGTCCACAGTCCTGTTGCACTGCTGTAGGTCGTGAGCGAGTTTAAGGAGATAGATAGGCCACCTAAAACGACTTGCATTTCAAAACCTCCATCATTGTCGATTTTGTTAGCATCATGAGATTAGCCCATGTGACCTAATGCGGGCTAAAAGTAAATTAACTTGCGTTGTTAAATCATCGATAGCCGTCTGCGTTGTCGATGCTGTTGTGGCTAAGTCTGCACTGGATATCGTGTGCGTTGCCACATCCGTGACTGCTGCTTTTCTGCTGCTGACTACCACATTGCCACCTACTGTGAGACCTGCTGGTGTCGCTGCTTGAAGGTTCCAACCCTTTACACCACTTGAGTTCGTGGAGTATGCGTAGTAGTTACCAGGCGTTGCCGTATCGTTGACCAGTTTCATTGCGGTAAACACACTGGTATCATTGGGGTTGCCACCTCCTGTGATGCTGTTGGTGGTGGTAACGCTTGGTGTCGTGAACACTACGCCGCTGGTAGTGCAAGTCACAGACTTAAAATTAGCACCTGAATAGGTGTTCGGTGTATCCGTCAGACCTAGGAAGTCTGCTGCCGTTGGTGCGCCAGAAAAGTTCGGGCCAAACTCCAAAGCATTTGCTGCTTCATTTACCATCACAATTCTAGAAGCATTTCCTACAAAACTTTTAGGCACCACATCCACCAGCCCTAGAAAATTCTTAAACACTGCGCCATCATAATCCGATGTAGTAAGACTCGCAGTAGTCACTCCTATACCGCTGCCATCGGTATGACACACCACCCCCGTGACCACTTCAAAGGTGGAGCCTGCACCACCTGCGTTAGTCTTAACGACAAACACCGGCAACCCTGCCGAGGTGTAGCCCGAGAACTGCCCCATGTAGTGAGAACCCACGGTGAGGGCCGCGCCGTTTAACTCTCTGATTTTAACCTCATTTATGTCGTTCATCGTGTTAGTGCTGGCGTGGTAGTCCACCCGCTGGCCAGTGCATAGAGGCGAGCCCAGAGACGTCACCCTCACCACCGACATCGTGGAACCGCCGAGCATGGGCCCGATCCGTGTGGGTTCGGTCGTGTCGCCCTCGACCGACTTCACCACTCTGGCGATGCGTCTGGCACTATCTTCTGTAAAGCCATAGGCGCTGCTCATTAGAGAATCTTTCTGTAGATCGGAGTGAGATAGGTGTAAGGGATATCGTCGTAAAGTCGGAAGGCTAGGAACCCGCCGTTCTCTATACTAGGTGCGACCCCGTGATCGAGAGGAATGCCAGTGTCACCCATGATGATCACACCATTCGGGAGAACATTGCCCGCAACATCTCTTGCGGTAATTAGCTTAGTGCCGTTCCATTCGGTGTAACTATGGTTCAGGATTTCAGCGTCCCAGTTTTCTTTGTTTAAGAGATACTCAAGCGAGATGCGCCAATACTTGACGCCGTTCTCATAGACCCGCTTTGCTGTGACTTTGTCCAGGAGCATAGTCCTCGGGCCAAAGCCCGAGAATGAGTTTGTGTTGACGCACTTGACTCGATCCATCCAATCCAAGGCGATGAAGGTGGCGCTGTTGAACTCCAACTTCATAGCTAATAGGGGGCGGCTTGCCATCACGGGCGGGTCGAACCGCTCCCCGTTGCCGTTGATCATCGGCTTAACGGGGGTGCTAAAGTCCTCGGTCATCACATACTCTTTATCGACCGTACTAAAATCAATGTCCGTAGGCCGAGTCAGCGGGTTCTCGTTCGCCTCGCTGGCCTTCTCTTCGGGGCTCGCTCCCTTGTTCTGGCTTGCTACCTCTGGGGGCTGCGCTGCGCTTGGCGTGGAGCTCGGCGCCACGGTGTCGATATTAGAGTTGTAACTGCAAGTGATTTTCCAGAAGTGCGGGTCTTCCATCTGGCTTGCAGTCCTACCGACACAGAAGGCTTTATCATATTTTGGATGCACTGAGAACATGGCGGGCAGGTTCTCACCGAAGAGGTTGGGCACATCGTCGGCCATGTCATTGGTCTGCACAATGAACGAGCGCACCAGCGAGACCTGGCGCTTGCTGTCATCGCTACCGGTTCGGCCTTCAAATGTTTCGTAGGTGTTCACGACTGCCATGAGGGCTCCTTAGTTAATTGCCCAGTTAGCTACATTGCCTTGGTTTGCTGCCGCTGCTGCGGTTGCTCTTGCGTACTCAGTCGCAACCCTTTGCTGCTCAAGTGCCTGCTGCTGGACTCGCAGAAGTCTTTCTGCAGCGCTTTCCCCGCCGTTCGCGTTCTGAATCTTGAGCACTTGCGAGAACGCCGCTGCGCTCCCCTTCATCAATGCACCGGGATTCTTGAGTTCTTCCATCGCTCCCACGGATCTTTCGAGCTCCGCAGTTAGTTGCGCTGCACCCGCTGCGAAAAGATCGGGCCGATCCGCAAGGGTCATCTTGAGCTCTTCCATTTTTCTGCGGTAGGTTTCGAGCGGGCTTTCAATGTTGGAAAGCTCCCTGATCCAGGCGGGCACCTGATCACCGCCCATGAATGCGTTGAGGCCAGAGATGTCGAGGGCGTCGAATTGGGATTGAATCCCAATGATTGAGTTGGCGTACTCTTCGTTCGTGATGGTGCCTCGCTCAAGCTGCATATCCAAAGCAGCAAAGGCTTCGTCCTTGACCTTTTCAAGAGAAGCACCCATCTCTTCAACGGAGATGTTTCCAAATGCTAACTGCCTTTGGAACAATGCAATTGCGGAAGCTGTGCCACCCGAAAGCTGCTTCAAGAAAGCGCCATACCCTATAGTCTCGCCCAGCATCCCTAGATGGAGGCCATCCGTGAAGGTGTGGAAGTTGCTTTCAATCTTATCCAGTGCCGTTGCAGTATCGAAACCTTCCGAGGATGCGCCAGCGAAAGCATCGTTAAAGCTCTTCATAAACTTTGCGACGATGCCCTCGGCAGTGTTCATGCCTGTGTTGCCGATCGATTCTAAAATCGATTTGAATGCGTCGTTCATTTTTTTCTTGATCGCTTCTGCGTCAATGCCTGGGCCGCCACCATCTACCTTGCTATTAGCGTAAAGCCCGCCCGTAATACCGCCGATGATCGCTCCGGGGACAGCGCCGACGCCACCCGCTACCGAGCCAGCAAGAGCGCCACCGCCTGCGCCAGCGGCAATACCTGCCACGATTGCTGCAAACTTCTTGAGCCCGCCCACAGCGTTAATGATTTCATTGATCACGGTGATCGCCCCACTCATTACCGATTGCATGGAGACCATCACCGCTTGAGCGAAGGAAACAACCACCGCCCTAATGCTGTCGATATTTCCGACCGCTACATCCGCGCCGCCCATCGTGGTGAAGAAGTTTACCAGACCCGAGAACGCTTGAAATAACACATCCCGCACCACCGAGAGAACCATGCCTATATTTTTTATTGCTGGAATCAACGAATCAAAGTTACTGCGTAAGTTTTGCATGAATCCGATCAGGCCTTGCGAGAACCCTTTGAGATCCAAAGCCTCCACAATGACCGAGCCGAACTCGGTAAAGAATCCCTCGACCTCGCCAGCGAGCCGAGCGTAAATACCTTTGAGCGTTCCGGCTTGCGCCTCTGCCTGCTTGATCACCTCGGGGTTGCTTTGCATATTGTTCAATGCGTTGAGTGCTGTCGCCGTCCCGACTTCATTGTTAGCCAGCATCCCCATCGCTTCTTGTGCGCCGATCGCTCTGCCCTTCACTATTGACAACCTTTGTGCCAGTGCATCGTAAACCGGCAGGCCCATTGAAAAGAGTGTTGCGAAATCATCTTTGGAAACTTGCCCGGTGCGCATCATGTTCTGAGCGACTTCCCCTAATTTATTAAACACATCCGTGGCACCCGAACCAGCAACTAAACTAGTTCGCCCGAAGCTTTCGATCATCCTCGCTGCATCTGCGCCCGAGACCCCGAGGCCGAGGAACCCGGTAGCTAGATTGCCGACCGCATCCTGTGCGATGCGCCCCTGGTTGGCGATCTCGCCCATCACGCCACCAAGACGCTCGGCATTGGCTTCGCCAGCGAGCCCTTTGATGCGGGTCAGGATCTCTTCGGTGTTTGCGAAGGCCATCACCGCACGGTCATAGATTTTGTAGACGCCATAGGATGCGAGAGCGCCCCCGATCGCGGTGACCGGGTTCATGATAAGGTTGGTTACACGGCTGAAGATAGAAGATGCAGCACTGCTGATTTTTGTTTCGACATGGGTGAGGAACGATGCGAGCTTTGACTTGGCTTGCGATTCTTTTGCGGCATCGCCACCACCCACTGGAGCTTGCCCGCCCTGGGTAAGAAGCTTCAGCGCATCCTTGCCTGAGATCGCACCCGAGGCGATCCGCTTCATGACTTCTGCGGTTGTTACTGCTTTACCTTCAACCTTGGAAAGTTCCTTGGCCATCGCATCGAACGCTTTCACGCCCATGCTTTCCAGCGCCTGAATGTCTTTAAGGAGAACCTTATCCGACTCGCCGATCTTTCCGAGGATGCCAGCGAATGCCTTGCTCGCTTCGCCTGCGTTCTTGGCAAACTTCCCTATACCTTTACCGAACTTGTCTAGGGTTGAAGTGATCGTGTCCGCATCGAGGCCGAGCTTCTTTAAGCTGACCGCAAAGGCGAGAGCGTCGTCTGCACCGAGCTTAGAAGTCTTGGCGAACTTATGCAAGGCGTCGCCCATCACCCCGGCGACATCATCATCGAAATGCTTGGAAGCCTCCGAGGTTACTGCCTCGAGGCTTCCCATGTCCTCTTTAACTTTGTCGAGGTTGGTGATGAAGTCAGTTATGGAAAGACCCATCGAAACATTTAATGATCCGATAGTTTTTGCCATCATCGACTCCTAGGTTTTCT